AAAGAAGTCTGATGCTTTAATTTTGGCCGAGGAAGAGGCTAAGGCTCTAGCCGACCTATTGAAGAAACTCATGGAGTTCCGCCTAAAAATGCTTGAACTGATTAAAGGCATTTTCCCAACTCGCATGGTTACTCGTGAGATTGGTGCGTTTGAAAAGGCTGTTGTTGACGGTTTTGACGCTATTACGAAACACATTAACGATGGCATCAATGACAAGTTGGTGACTAAGGGTGCTGGTAAGGCTCTAAAGGATTACGCAAATCTGGTCAAGAATGAGTTGTCAAAGATTGCTTCTGAGCGTGACAAGTTGGCTAACAAGTTCCAACTTGGTAAGGCTTTGATTGCTGACACCAAGAACGCTGTTATTGAGTTCGCTAACTTGGCAACCATCATGTCTGGTGTGGGTGAGGATGTTACTCGTACTACGTCTTACATGGTTGACGAGTTTATGATTACGACTACTGAAACTGTAAAGTCGTTGGCTAATGCTGAGACGATTATCAGTAAGTACAAGGACATTCTTGGTCAGACTCGTGCGTTTGCTGACAACTTGGGCAAGTTGAAGGCTTTGGGCATTTCTGGTGAGTTGTATTCTCAGATTCTTGCTGGTGGTCTTGAGCAGTGTGCTGCTATTGCTGATGCGCTTGTTAAGGGCGGTAAGGCTTCCGTTGATGAGTTGAATGGTTTGTTTGGTCAACTTGCTGCTGAGGGTGGTGCTTTGGGTGAGCAGGCTGCACAGGTCATGTATGGTGCTGGTATTGACTTGTCTGATGGTTTGATTGCTGGTTTGTTGTCGGCTGATGAGAAGTTGCGTAAGGCTGCTGAGACGTTGGCTAAGTCGTTCCGTGAAACGTTTGATAAGACGATTACTGGTAAGAGTGTGACGAGTAAGTTTGTTGCGCCTAAGGTTGATGCTAACTATGCTGCTAGTGCGATTGCTGGCTCTCGTACTGCCCCTAGTAGTTCGGTAATCAATGTGACTGTAAACGCTGGTGTTGGTACTGATGGGGCTGGTGTTGGTAAGCAGATTGTAGACTTGATTCAGAAGTATGAGCGTACTTCTGGCAAGGTCTATGCAAGGGCGTACTAATGGCTGTTCCTTCAACTGAAGTTCTTTTAATTAGTGTTGACGGGTTTTCTACTTACGATGTGACTTCTTATGTGAAGTCTGTGTCGGTTGAACGTGGGCGCAGTCGTGAACTGGATAAGTTTGAGGCTGGTACGTTCACTATTGCGTTTGAAAACCGTTTACGCTATTTTGACCCGCAATACACTGATTCAACTACTCGCACTAACTTAGTAAAAAACCCTGTTCCTGATTTTCCTGGGCCTGCCGTATCGCCACAGGAGTCTTGGCAGTTGTTGAACCGTGGAACTGGCGGTGCTGGTACTACTACTATCGGTTCTGGTGGTGCAGTTGATGTTGTTACTACCGCTGCAAGCACAACTGCTTACTCGTTTGGTTTGACTGGTGGAAGCACAGCACAACGTATCGCTGTTACTGCTGGACAAACTTACGCTATTTCTTTTTATGCTATTTCTAGCATTAATGATGTTCGCCGTCTGGCTGCAACATTTTATGATGCTGGTGGTTCATCTTTGGGTGATGTAACTGTTGGTGTTGCACAGTCTATGACTGCTGGTATTGAGATGCGTTTTACTGGCACTTATACTGCCCCCGCTAATGCTGTGTCTATGCGTATTTATGCTGGTGCTACTACTGGTTCGGTGATACGAACTTTGGGTTCTACTATGACTTGGCGCAAGGCTTTAGTTGAGCAAACATCTACTATTGGCACATACTTTAGTGGCGATGATGTTGACAACAACTATCAAACTTTTTCTTGGACTGGCACGGCTGAGGCTTCTACTTCTACTTTGCTTGAGTACGCTACACCTTTTTATGGTTTGATTGTGCCTAATGTTGGTGTGCAAATCACTACTGAGGGTTATGGGCGTATTTACGGTTTCATCAAGGACTGGAACTTGATGTATGACGTGAGTGGCGAGTCTACGGCTGTCGCTACTGGTGCTGATGCGTTCTCGTTTCTAGCGAATCAAACTACTTCGTCAGCGTTGTCTCCTGCCGAGCAGACGGCTGGTAACCGTATCGGTTATGTTTTGGGTCAGCCTGATGTTGAGTGGCCTTATGGTGGCCCTAACTGGAGTTTGGATACTACGGGGACTTCTTTGGTGCAGTCTCACACGATTGATGCTGGTACTAACATTCTTGAGTATGCTCAGTTGGTTGAACGCACTGAGAACGGCTTTTTCTTTGTTAATCAGTCTGGGGTTATAGAGTTCCAAAAGAACGGTTATGACTTACAGAATGATGTTGTGTTTACGGATGATGGTAGTGACATTCCGTATCAGGGCGTTGAGATTATTTATGGCTCTGAACTGTTGTATAACACTATTAGTTTGACTCGTTTGGGTGGGGCTAAAAAGACCGCTAGTCGCCCTGTGTCTATTGCTGCTTATGGTAACTCGGTGTATGAGGATGACGGGTTGCTGTATGTGGATGATACGGCTACGTTGGCTGCTGCGGAAGATTTGGCTGTAAAGTATTCAACTCCTGAGTATCGTTTTGATTCGGTGACAGTGTTTTTGAATCCTCTGTCTAACGCTGACCAGCAGCGTGTGTTGAGTATTGATTTGGCTCAAATCTTGCAAGTGTCATTCACACCTAACAGTATTGGTTCTGCGATTACAAAGTATGTGCGTGTTATTGGTGTGTCTGAAAAGATGGATGTTGATGGTCACACTGTCACGTTCAAGTTGGCAACGATTGAGAACGAGATTTTCACTTTGGATAGCGATATCTTTGGTTTGCTAGACTATAACGTATTGGGTTTCTAGGAGTTTATTAATGTCTTTCAAAACATGGTCAGTTGGTGAGAAACTTACTGCATCTGATGTGAACTCTTACCTTATGCAGCAGAGCGTCATGTATTTTGCTACGACTTCGGCTCGTAACTCGGCAATTTCTAGCCCTGTTGAGGGCATGATTGCTTACATTGAAGATTCAAACATTTACACTTTTTACGATGGTTCTGCCTGGCAAAATCTTATTTTTGCATCTGCTTGGACTGCTTATACTCCAACTTTGAGCAACATTACGCTTGGCTCTGGTGGCACATCAGCGTTTTACTATCAGGTTGTTGGTAAGCAAGTAAATGTGCGTGGTCGTATCACTTTGGGTACTAGTGGTGCTTTGACTGGGGCTGCAACATTCACTTTGCCTGTTACTTGTGTTTTGTCTAACCAATTTTGGCAGTCTGGTTCATCGTTGCTTGATTCTGGTACTAACTATTTCCAGGGCGTTGTGCAGTTGGGAACTACCGCTGCTTCTCTTTATGCGGTAAACGCTTCGGGAACTTACAGCGTTTTGACTGCTACCGCCTCAAATGTGCCTTTTACTTGGACTGTGAACGATGTCATAAATGTCGGTTTTAGTTATGAGAGTGTGTAATGTCTAAGTTTGTGTGTTTTGGTGATGACTGCCCTAATAAGGATGTTGTTTACGATTTTGGTGATGACAGTCCTGCTTCGTGTGAGTGTGGCGGTTGCCACGTCATGTTGACTCCTGTTGAGGAATCTACTGATGAGTGACGAGAGACATCCCACTAATCAGGCACTTCTCCTACGCATTGAGTCAAGACTAACTGGCATTGAGTCAAAGATTGATACTCTTGCCGACCATGAGGATAGGTTGCGTGAGTTAGAAAAGGCCCGTTACCAGTCTGCTTGGATTACTTCTATTTTGTCGTCTGCGATGGCATCCGCCATTGTTTACATGATTGTAAAGGTGTTCGTATGAGCGTTTTTAAAGAACCATTCCCTAAGAGCCTTCGTGGTGACGAGTTTGGCAATCTTGCCCCGTACCGTAATGGTCGCCCTCACCGTGGTCAGGACTGGTCTCCTAAGGAACTAGCCCCGCTACCTGCTATTTGTGACGCTAAGGTTCATAACGTCTTTTGGACTGATGTGCTTGGTTGGGTTATTGAACTTTGGGTGCAGGAAGAAAAGATTTTCGTGCAGTATGCTCACGTTGCCCCTGACACTGTTGCTGTGAAGAAGGGTGACATGGTGAAACTTGGTCAGATTATTGGCAAGGTTGGTGGCGGTAAGAATACTAAAAGTGGGTCGGCCAGTACGGGGAGTCATTTACATATGCAGGTTTCTAAGAAGGTAAACGGCCATTTGGCTGCTTACAGTGACTTGATTGACCCTCTAACCCTGTTTGGAAAGAAGAAGTAATGTACCGTTTAAAAGCGATTCTAAAACTTGTGGGCTGGTTTGTTTGGTTCACTGTCGCTTTGCTGCTTGTAACCGTTTCTGCGGGTGCTGCTGTGGGTGCTGTGACTGGCAACTGGATGAATGGTGTAATCGTCATGTTTGGTGGTGCGATGCTGCTGGTGTTTGGTGAACTTGGTCGCACAATGATTCGCCGTATGAAGATTATGCTTGAGGACATTCAGCGAGCGTTTATTAAAGCCTCTGACTCTGTTGAGGAACAGGCTAAGAAGTAAAGATTGCCCCTGCTAGTTGCGGGGGTTTTCTTTTCCGTTCTGGTATTTTTCTCGCCGTCTGGCTCGCTTGTCGGTGTCTAGTATCCATCGGCGTTCTTCTGCGGTCATGCCACCCCAGACTCCGTATTCTTCTTCTGCCAGCAGCGCATAGTCTAGGCAGTCTCTAACTAGCGGGCAGGTGTCGCAAATAAACTTTGCCATTCTTAGCGAAAGTCTGTTATCTGGTTCTGCGTAGAACTCTTCAGTGTATCCGTCACAGGGCGCACCGTATTTTTGAATTCCTGCATTAAGGGTTCTTTGTGCTTCTTGCACTCTTGCACTTTGTCGTAGGGTTGTCATACACTTACTTTACAAACAAATGTTTGGTAATTGCAAATCGGGAGAGATTATGAATAACTGGGAAATTAGTGAGTTGCCGTCAGCAGTGCTGATTGGTGAGTTTGAGAATGGGTCTGAGGAGTGGCATGAGTTACGTTCTCAGGGTGTGGGCGGTTCGCAGGTTGGTACTTGCTTAGGGCTAAACCCGTGGGAGTCTGCGTTTAGTGCATGGGCTAGGGCTGTTGGTGCGTTCGAACCTAAAGAGTCATCTTTGGCTATGCGTTTGGGTAACATTTTTGAACCTGTGATTAAGCAGGCTTGGTTGTCTGAGAACCCTGGCTGGACTATTTATGAGACTGGTACTTGGCAGTCGTCTAAGCCTGGCTTTGAGTGGTGTCACGCTAATCCTGACGGCATCATGGTTGATGAGAATGGCGAGTTGCACATTCTTGAGGTGAAGATGTCACGTTATCCGTGGGATGTTGTGCCTGCTCATTATCGGGCGCAAGTGTTGTGGTACATGAACATTCTTGGTATTCATAAGGCTAAGTTGGTGGCTTTGTTTGGTGGTAATGACATTCAA